CAGGAAGTTCGTCTGGATGGAGGCCGCCCCGAGGCCGGCAATCGTGGCCGCGAACTTGATCGTCCAGAGGTCGCCCGGGATCTTGATCGCGGCGTTGATGGCCGGGGTCGCCTTCGCCACCTTCACGGCCCGCTGCGCGAACCACTTCGAGTCAATCTGTGTAATGTCGCCGATCTTGGCGCTGATCTTGAAGCTCTCGCACATCGAGTACTGGCAACGCCAGTTCTGCGTGTCGTCGCCGACGTCGATGCTGTAGGCCTCGGGAGCATTCGCGGCCGTGGCACTCGGCGTGAACGTCCACGTCTTGTCGGCCGCGCCACCGACGCCCGTGACGCCGCCCTTCAGTTGGCTGAAGAACATCACGAGGTCGTCGTACGCCACGCCGGCCACCGACGCGATCGAGAGATCGACGTCCTCGGTCTGTTGCGTGACACGCCGGGTCCGATAGCGCCGGCCCGTGTTCTCAGCCTCATGGAAGTTCTGATTGCGCTCGATCGTCAGGACGCCGACGCCGTCGCTATAGAACTGCCTCGTGGGGGCGACCGGCGTCCCGCGAGTCGTCTCCTTCCCGAGGTTGACGTACGTGAAGACCTGCGTTCCCGGCATCAGATTCTCCTCATGCGACGGCCGCCCACGGCTCGTTCGTGTTCACGTGGATGCCGAGCTCGATCCCGGAATACTCCAGGCCGGCATAGAGCAGGACGCCGATCTTGATCGTCGCGACCCGGGCCACCGTCACGATCCCGGCGAGCTGCGTGGCAAGCCGGAGCTGGTCAACAAGGACCGTCGCCCACTTCCGCAGGGCGATCAGATCCCGCTCGAGGTCGCCGATCTGGTTGTAATAGAAGCGGATCGTGTACTCGTAGACGCCGTCCCGCTTGCCGGCGGAATGGACGAACTCGCCGTTGTCCAGGAACGTCAGGACGCACGGCAATGGATACATCTGGCCGGGGAGGTCGCCCGTGCTCACCTTCACATTGTCATAGCCCGTCGGCGGCGTGACGACGCCGGACGCGAACCGGGCGGCGAGGGCGACCCCGATCGCGTCGAAGTCCGGCATCAGCCGACGCCGTAGTAGGTGAACCGGCCGAGGGTCCGCCGCTGCGGCGAGCCGGGGCCGAAGAACATCGACCACGGGACCACGGCGTTACCGTCGGCGCCGATCACGCCGGACGCCCCGTTCTTGCGGGACTGGTAGGCGGCGACGGTGGCGTCGATGGCGACGGCCTCGATGGCCGGCGGCACTGTGGCGAAGCCGAAGTCACCCGTGATCGTGCAGCCGTTCTCGATCGTCCCGAAGGATCTGATCGTCCCGGCCAGCGTTCCGCGCGAGATCCTGACTTCGGTCGGCGGCCAGCCCGGCTCGAGGTCGGCCGCCTTCGGGCGGAGGATCCGGTCGGGGGCCGTGACCGTCGTATAGGTCCCGCCGCTGTCCGGCTGGTGAGCCGTGTTATTGACGCCCATTGACGTGATCGTCCGAATGCCACGCGGCACGCGCAGGACGTAGCCCGCACTGGTGTCAAAGACGTAGGTAGCGGCAACCTCGGGCGCGAACTTCCGGTGCGTCTCGCCCTCGATCCAGTCCGAGAGCTCCGTGACGAGCTCCGTCAGGAGCGTGTCATCGGCAGCGGAGAAGGTGACTCCGCCGGCAGACGTCTGCAGACGGGCCTTCACCTGCGCGATGGTGCAGAGGAGATCAGCCAAAGTGACCCCACAAGAGGCCGATCCCGATCAGGATCACGGCCCAGTCCGTCAGGGATTGGCCCTGTGCTCGAAACTCGTCAACGGCCGCGAGGATCAGAGCGACGACGAACAGAACGACGGGGATGCTCACAGGAGATCGCTCGTCGGCGTCATGCCGGTGTTAACGGACTGGTTGATCTTCAGGAATAGCCAGGGCTGGCCCGGCATGAGTTCGTAGAGCTCCGTCTTCGCCGTCGTGGTGACGATGTCGGCCGTGGAGTAGTCGCCGGGAGCGGCCGACAGGACGCTATACGGGACCTTGACGAACGTCGTCCCGTCCACGCTGCCGAGGATTTTCAGGGTCACGGTCGTGCCGGCGTTCGTCACGATCCGCACGATCATCGGGCGGAGGTTCGTCTCTCCGCCGCTGCGCTGGATCGTGTTCGTACTATCGGCGTTGCCGGCCTGCGCTGTCTGGAGGTTGCCGGGGTACGCGATGACTGCCACAGCGTGTCTCCTTTCGGAAGGTCGCGGGGCCGGCTCCGGGGGAAGGCCGGCCCCGCTGTCAGGAGACTAGGCCGCTGTCACGCTCAGGCCGCCGAGCCGCGTCCCGATGCCGAGGTAGGCCCAGAGGCCGACCCGGATCGACTGCGGACCGACCACCTGGTCGTAGGTGAACTGTGCGATCGAGCTTTCGAAGATCACGTAGTCGTTCGACCGGGCGAAGACGTTCACGTTCACCGTGGACGCCCACGAGAGGCGGGCCTCGGCGTTCAGGATATTGCCGGCGATCGCGCCGCCCTGGACGGTCCCGTCGGAGTTCATCGCGCCGAGCATCGGCATGAACGGCCGGCCCGTCGTGTCACCCTGCGCGAGCAGGACGGCGTAGAGGGCCGATGGCACGAACGCGAACTGCGCCGGCTGGAACCGGGTCGCGTAGTACTTCACGACGTTGCCGAGCTCGCCGGCCCACGGCGTGGCCGCCGTGATCGCCGTGCCCGAGGCCGTGGCACCGGCCTCGACCGCCGTCTTGATGGCCGTCTCGGAAGCCTGCGAATAGGCCTCGAGGAGGTCCTGGAAGATGATCGCGAGGACCGACGGGTCGCCGCCGTCGAGAGCCTGCCGGCTGACGTCGGTGTACGTCCCGTAGGCCGACGGCGTCACGGTGACGGCCGTGGTCGCGATGTCGGTGGCGGTCGGGGCGACACCCTCGGCGAAGGTCGCCACCGTGCCCGAGGTCGTGACCTTCGGGAAGATGCGCGGCCGAGCGTCGGAGATCGGGACGCGCTGGAAGGCGGAGCCCATCGGCCGGCCCTTCAGGATCCGCGGCGTGAGCAGGCCCGGGAGATAGTCGTTCGGGTAGGCGCCGGGGATTTCGGAGCTGATGACGTCGCCGGCCCGCTCTGCGTAGCCGGGATCGAAGACTCGCGAGTACGAGTCCCGCTCCATCTTCTCGGCGATCTCCTTCAGGTGCGACTGGTGGCGCCGCACGCGGTCGCCGGCATCGGCCCGGCCGTCCGGCACGAAGCTGCCGCCGATCAACCAGGTGTCGTGCATGTAGTCGAACTCGGCGTCCCGACCGTAGACGAGCTCGGGCCGGGTGATGCTGATGCGGCTGCCGGCGAACCGGGCCGCGATATCACGCTGCTCGAGAGTGGTCCGCTCGGCGGCGGTCAACGGGGGAACGGCCCCGTGAGTCTCCGGCGGCGTCGGGTCGGGGGTCGGCTCCGGCGTCGGAGTGGGCGTCTCGTTCTCCACGGTGTCCTCCATGTCTCGGAGCGCGATCCGCGCACCGTCGTAGGCCGGAGCTTCTGATCCGGCGATGCCGCTGAACTTCGCTTCGCGATGGATCGCGACGCCCTCACGGGTCCGTCGGACGACGGGCGGATGGGTGAACTCGACGGACACGCCGTTCAGGCCGTCGGCGACGTCCTCGAGGTAGGCGTCGCCGCGTGGGCCCGACCGGATGCGGGCCTGGAAGTGGACGCCGTCGGCCTCGTCACGGAGGGCGACGACGGACCCGATGGCCCGCTCGCCGTGGGCCGGCCGGTACGGCAGCCGAGCGCCATCGGTGCGGCCCATCCAGCGGCTGACGTCTTCGCGGAACGCGCCCGGGGCGAAGGCCTCGGGGCCGACGTCGGTATGGCCGGCGATCTTGCCGTAGGGAACGACGATGCCCTCGATGAGGCGGGGGTCCTCGGCGGCCTGCCGGACGGCCGAGACGGTGTCCGTCGTCCTCACGGCTTGCCCTCCACGACGCGCACGCCGGTCGTCTCGTAGACGCCCTGACGGCGCAGCGCCTCTTCGGCCTCGGCGCGGGCCTCCGCGTTGCCCTTGTCCACGGCGTCCTGGACGGCCTTCTGTCGCTTCTCCTCCTCGGCACGATCGACGTGGCGAGGGTCCTTGTCAGCCATTCGGGCCTCCCATCGGCATGGCGTCCGGGGCCGCGACGACTGGTGCCGGCGGCGGCGGGTTGAGTTCGTCGGGGTTCTCGACCGGCGGAAGATGCTCGATGTTCCGAACGTCCTCCGGCAGCATCCAGGCCTTGCCACCGAGGGCGAACTGGTAGGCCTGGAAGCGGTTGAGCTGGACGCCCTCGATCAGCGGCGTGATGTCCATTTCCATGTAGCGACCGCCCGGGAGCTGGTCGGTGATCGCGTCCTCGATTGCCCGGATGTAGTTCCGCAGGGTGTATCGGACGAGGTCCTGGTTCCCGGCCTCGGACGTGTGGTACGTCTCGGAATCTCCGGTCGGGGCGTTCAGGATGCGGGTCGGAATGCCGAAGTAGCGCCCGATATCGGCCACGAGCTCGCGGCGGGCCTCCACGGCAGACGCCTGGGTCGGATCGATCCCCGTCTCGACCGCCTTCAGGCCGCCCGACAGGACCGGCGGATGGTCGGGCCCCAGGCGCCGCTTCTCGGTCCACCGTTCGCCGAGGCTGTTGGCGACCGGGTCGGACAGGTTGGCGTCCGTCGTCAGGTACAGGGAGGGCGATCCGCCGCCCTGCCAGTAGCGGGACGAGTAGTTCTCGGCCGCGATCGCAGCGGCGAACGTCGCCCGGGCGAGCTGGATGACGCCGCCG